TGGATCTGGCGGTGGTGCTGGAGCGGCAGGTGCCGTGGGTGCCACAAGAGATGGCGGAGCTGGTGGTACAGGTTCAAATTCGTGGCCAGGAGATTCAACTTTAAGAGCTGGTGGTGGAGGCGGAGGAGCCAATGCTGGACCCCCTGCAGGTACGGGTGGTGCGGCTGGTCCAGGCGGTGGTGGAGCTGGAGGAGCTCCAGGTGCTGCAACAGCAGGAACAGCAAACACTGGTGGTGGAGGCGGCGGTGGTGGAGATGCCCCTGCTCCATTAAATAGCGGAGCTGGTGGTTCAGGCACAATTCTTATTCAATACCCAGGTTCTCAAGCAGCTTCTGGAGGAACAGTTACATCTGTCCCTGGATGTAAAACACAACACGCATTTACAAGTACAGGATTATTTTATACGGGTTATCCCGCATCTACATCAACTTTAGATTACCTAATGGTAGGTGGTGGCGGAGGCGGAGGAAAAGACGCAGCTGGTGGTGGAGGAGCCGGAGGTTTACTTACTTCTTATGGAGTTCCGGGTGCCGCTGGAATAACACTTTTTGATGGAAGCTCATACGCCGTTACAATTGGAGGTGGTGGTGCTGGACGTGAGTGTGGTGGTGGAAATGGTGTAGTAGGAGGCGATACAGTAATTGCATTTAAAACAGCTTATGGTGGTGGTTATGGTGGAAGAAGCCCTGGCGATGGTGGTCCCGGCGGATCAGGTGGTGGTGGAGATTTTGGAAACTCAGGAGGACCAGGTAATGATCCTGCTATTCCTGCACCCGAAGGTGGACCTCAAGGAAATGATGGTGGCGCTGGTGGCCCTAACCCTGAATCAGGAGGTGGTGGAGGTGGCCGTGGTGGTGCTGGTGGTGATGGATCTCCTGGTGCTCCAGATGCTGGTGGTCCTGGTGGAGTTGGATTAGAAAGCTGTATAACAGGAAGTCCTGTATGGTACGCTGGCGGAGGTGGTGGAGCAGCTGGAAGTGGTGGTGGACCTGGTGGACCTGGAGGATCATGTGTAGGTGGTCGTGGTAGTAAAGGACACGCCAGTCCTACGAGTTGTCAAGCAACCAATGGAGTTGCATCGACAGGTTCTGGTGGTGGAGGTGCCAGTCAAACGTCGGGTTCTGAATATAAAGCAGGTGATGGGTCTTCTGGAGTTGCTATATTTAGGATAGCTACCGCATGTAAACCTGCAGGTTTTGCAGTAGCCCCGGGTACTAATACAGTAAGTACAACAGGGTCTTGCACTGTAGCTAGATTTACGGTATCAGGAACCTTGACTTTGTAGTTTACAAATGTATAAATTTTTTATATAAATAGAGAAGGAGATCAAAAAAATGGCACATTTTGCAGAATTAGAATCTAAAGTAGATCCGACAGGTTTTACCGCTGATACTCTTTTAGTTGTAAAAAGAGTAATTGTTGTTGACAATGCTCATGTACAAGCTGATGAACACGTTAGTGGAGAAAACTGGTGCTCTACATTTTTTAATGGTGGAATTTGGAAACAAACTTCTTACAATAGTAATTTTAGAAAACAATATGCAGGAATCGGCATGATATATGATTCAGGTAAAAATAAATTTTTAGGAGCACAACCCTATGCTTCATGGTCATTGAATGCTAATGATGATTGGGAAGCACCGGTTACATATCCTGCAGGAGATCAATCAGATTATACACTTTCTTGGGATGAAGCTGGACAACAGTGGACCGGTATTAAAAAATCAGACAAATCAAATTGGAACTGGGACGCATCAGGTTTAGCTTGGGTGTCCGCATAAGGAGACTCAAATGGCCAAAACAGGTCGTGCACAAGGTGGTTTAATCGGAAAAGTCAATAAGACTTCTTTCGGTAAAAATAAAGTTACCAAGACTACAGCCACAGGAACATTCACAACACAACCCGGAACATCTGTTCTTACTTACACTATCATAGCTGGTGGTGGAGGTGGAGATTCTGATGGTGGAGGTGGCGGAGGTGGTGGTGGAGTTTATACTACTGAATGCGCATCAGTATGCGGAGCAACAGGTTATCCTATTACTATTGGAGCAGGTGGTGCTGGAGATTATCCAGCTCCTGTTTCAGTAAGAGGAAATCCTAGCGTAGCATTTGGTGTAACAGTAACTGGTGGTGGAGCTGGTGGATTTCCCGGAACATGTGGACCCGGTGGTTCAGGCGGCGGAGGAAGAAAAACTCCTCCTCAATGTGGATTCTGTGGAAATACTCCTCCTTTAACTCCTGTACAAGGGTATGATGGAGGTAATGGTGCTAACGCTTCAGGTGAACAAGGCGGAGGCGGTGGTGGAGCTGGAGCTGTAGGCACAAATGCATGCGCTCCTAATTCTCATGGTGGCGCTGGCGGTGCAGGTAGAAGTTTAGCCCCTTTTTTTGGAACAGCCCCTCAACCTTTTTATGCAGCTAATACCCCAGGTAAAGGAAATACAGCGTGCGGAGTATTTGCAGGCGGAGGCGGTGGTGGCGCAGGAAAACCTGGAACTCCAGGTGGAGCTCCTCCAGGTCAAATAGCAGTAGGCGGAACTGGTGGTGGAGGCGATGGTGGCGTTGCTTCAGGATCCCCTGTGTGTGGAGCTATTTCAGATGGAAAAGATGGAGTTGCTAATACCGGTGGTGGTGGCGGAGGAAGCTCTCCTCCAGGTGGAAATGATGCTGGAGCAGGTGGCTCAGGAGTTTTACTTACAAAAGAATTAAATATGGCCTCAGGTATGTGGCCTCAACAAGCACAATATTCAAAAAGAGTTGCAGGCACTTGGGTTCAAGCAGAAGCTACAGCAACCGTTGATTGGCTAATCGTTGCCGGAGGTGGTGGCGGTGGAGCGGGTTGCGGTGGAGGTGCTGGTGGCGGAGCTGGAGGATACAGAACTTCTTACGGAGTTCCCGCAGCTTCAGGTACTCCTATTTCAAGTTATAATACCTATAGTGTCGTAATAGGCGCTGGAGGCGCTGGTGGAGTGCAAAGTCCACCCGGTGCTACTGGTCATGGTGCCAAAGGTTCAGATTCAAGTGTATTTTGTTTAACATCCACAGGTGGTGGATATGGAGGTAAAGGACAAGGTGGTGGCCCCGCTGGTGATGGTGGTGGTCCCGGAGGATCAGGTGGTGGACAACCAAGACAAAGTGGTGGTGCTGGTTCTGGAAATGATCCGGCAGTTCCTGCCCCATTAGGAGGTCCTCAAGGAAATCCTGGTGGATCAAATCCTAACTGTCAAGCTTCATCTGGAGGTGGTGGTGCTGGAGCTGCTGGTGGAAACGCTGGTCCCGGCCCAGCTGGTGGACCAGGTGGTGTAGGTAAAGAAAATTGTATTACTGGCTCTCCTGTGTTTTACGCAGGTGGAGGTGGTGGAGGAAAATATCCTATGACAGCTATTGTTCCTGGTGGAAATGGTGGCGGAGGTGTAGGATCTGCACAAACAATTCCCGCTCTTCCTACTCAGAATGGTTCAGCTAATACTGGTGGTGGCGGTGGTGGAGGAACAGAGAATCCTGCATTCGGACCCATTAGTCCATCATCCGATTCACCGGGAGGTGATGGTGGTTCAGGGGTGGTTATTGTTCGTGCCCCATCAGCAAGAGGATTTATAGTAACGCCATGTACAAACACAGTGAGCACTACTCCAGGAGGATGTAAAGTAGCTAGATTTACAGTATCAGGCTGTTTAACTTTAACATAATTGATATAGATCAAATTGACTTAAAAAGTTAATATGATATAAAGAAAGAGAAAGATGAATCTACATAATCATTATTGGTTTTTTAAAAAAGCAATCCCGGAGAGGATTTGTGATCATATTAAAAGATATGGTTTGTCTCTTAAAGAACAAATGGCAGTGACCGGTGGGTATGGGGATCCTAAAAGACTTAGTAAGTCTCAAACTAAAGACTTAAAAAAGAAAAGAAATTCAGATGTCGTTTGGATATCAGAGAACTGGTTATATAAAGAAACTCACCCTCTTTTACGAGTAGCTAATCAAAACGCAGGGTGGAATTTTCAATGGGACTTTTCAGAGTCCTGTCAATTTACTTATTATAGAAAAGGTCAACATTATGATTGGCATTGTGATAGTTGGGAGCATACATATAATCAACCTAATACTCCTAGTCATGGAAAAATAAGAAAACTTTCTTCAGTTGTATTACTTTCTGATCCCAAAGATTTTAAAGGTGGAGAATTAGAATTTGATTTTAGAAACTTAGATCCTGATAAAAAAAGAAATACCAGAATATGTCAAGAGGTAACTGGCAAAGGAGACATGGTAGTTTTTCCTTCTTTTGTTTGGCACCGAGTTAAACCTGTTAAATCAGGACAACGTTATAGTTTAGTTAATTGGCATTTAGGATGGCCCTTTAAATGAAAAAGAAAAAGAAAAAAATATTAGATGAAATGTGTAAAGCTTCCGATGGAAGACCTCAACCCGAACCTCTTTATACAGAACATTATTTTTCTTCTCCTATTTATTGGACCGATAAACCGGAATGGGTGAAAGGTTTCAACACAGCTTCGGATGCTTATATTAAACAAGCTCGTTTAAATA